CGAGCCTCAGTGCCAACGATTTCCTGCGCATTCACATCTATGTCACCACGGGCAGCACCGACACCCCGCGCGGCACGCTGCTCACCAACACCACCGACACTGTCGAGTTCACCACCACCGCCGCCGGTATCTCCGCACTCGACAAAGCGATCACCACCGTGGCCGTACAGGCCGGTGACCGTGTTGTCGTAGAGATCGGCTACCAGGCACAGAACACCGTCACCACGTCATTTACCGGCACCATGAACTACGGCGGCAACCAGTTCTTCCGGGACCTGGTCGCCAACGGTGTTGGTGCGCACGGCACCGACCCCGCTACCCGCTTCGGCTGGGTGCAGTTCTCCGACCCGAACAACGTGCTCGCCGCCGCCCCGACCGGCGCCGCGAACCGCTGCTGGAACCCGTCGGCGAAGACCTTCCAGGACTTCTGGTCCACCGCGGCCGGGACCACGGTCACCTCCCCCGCGCAGACCGGCTTTAGCCGCACCACTGGGCTGCACATCGTCGTCGGAACCGCCGGAGATCCGAACGTCAACCTCCCCGTGGTTCCGGCGGCAGTCGGGGAGACGTGGTCGATCTCCGTTCAGGCCAAAGGGTCGATCACCGCCGGGAACACCACAACATGCTGGCTGAACTACACCGACGCTAACGGAAACTTCCTCACCCCGAACCCCTCACAAAACGTCACACTATCCAGCACCGCGCAAACAATCACGTTCAACAATTACACCGCGCCCGCCAATACCGCCTATATCGGGATGTCCATTGAGGGCACCGCTGCGGTCGGCGACACTTTCGACGTCACCTGTGCCTATTACGACATTGTCAGTGCCGTACCGGGCTATAACGATGGCGATTCCACGCTGTGGTCCTGGGACAATGGTCTCACCGACGGCGACTCGGCATCACGCGCTCTGCCCGCGACCAACGCCAGCGCCCCCACGGCCACCGCGACAGCCGCAGCGAACAACCCGAGCACCGCCGTCGCCCCCGCCGCCCCGACGGCCGCCAGTGCCACCAGCGCACCTACGCCGGCCGCCAGCGTCCAAGCCCACCCCACGACAGCGACCAGCGCGGCCAGCGCCCCCGCCCCGTCGGTGTCGGTGGCCGCCAATGCGATCACCGCCACAGCTGTAGGCAGCGCCCCCGCCCCGTCAGTGGCAGCGCTGGGCAACGCGGGCACTCCCACCGCAGTAGGCACCGCCCCGGCCCCGGCGGTGTCGACCAGTGTCAGCGCCACAGCGGCCACCGCCACGGCCACAGCGGCAGCCCTGGGCGCCACCGGCAAGGTCGCCCCCACACCGGGGGTCGCTGCGGCAGCGAGCACCGCGCCCACCCCGTCGACGGCGATCACCGCACCCGCCGGGCTCGTCAGCGTCGCGGGCAGCGCACCGACCCCGGCCGCCAGCGTGGCCCCCAGTCCGTCCAGCGCCACGACCGTGGGCACCGCCCCGGCCCCAGGCGCCAGCGCGACCTCCGGCCCGGCCACGGCCACCGCAGTAGCCAGCGCGCCGGCACCGGGGGCCAGCGTCGCCCCCACGGCATCAACCGCCACCAGTGCGACCAGCGCCCCCGGGGCCACCGGCAAGACCAGCCCGAGCCCCACCACCGCCACCGCCACGGGCAGCGCGCCGACCCCGGCCGTCAAGGTCTCCCCCTCACCGGCCACCGCGACCAGCGCGGGCAGTGCACCGACCCCAGCGGCCAGCGCAGCGGCCACTGCCGGCACCGCGACCAGCGCGGGCAGTGCGCCGACCCCGGCCGGCGTGGTCGCCGTGGTGGGGCTCGCCATCACCGCCACCGCAGTGGGCAGTGCCCCGGCGCCCACGCCCCTAATCCAGTCGAGTGCGCCGGCCGCGACCGCTGCGGGGAGCGCCCCGGCTCCGGCCGCTCAGATCGCCCCCCTGGCATCCACCGCGACGGTGGCGGGTACTGCGCCGGCACCGGGCGCCAGCTCGGCGGCGGGTCCCACAACGGCCACCGTGGCCGCCACCGCGCCAGCGCCATCCACCGACGTCACCACCGGGGCGACCACCGCCATCGCTGTGGGCACCGCCCCGGACGCTGTGGGGTCCAGTGCCTCCCACACCGACGCCACCCCGGCCACCGCGACCGCCACCGGACTAGCACCCGACGCGTCGGTCACGGTCGCCTCCACACCGGACACGGCGACCGCCGCCGGTAGTTCCTTCGATACCGCTACTGAAGTAGCACCTGGCGCACCGACAGCGGCCAGCGCGGGCAGCGCCCTGACGCCGACGGGCCGTGTCGAGGTCTTCGCTGCGGCTGCCACCGCGACCGCCACGGGCAGCGCCCCGCCACCCACCCCGGCCGTAACCTCCAGCCCGAACACCGCCACTGCTGTAGGCAGCGCCCCGGCGCCGTTCGGTGCCGTCGACGGTCAGAACGTCAACGCCACTGCCCTAACCGCCGTGGCGGTGGGCAGTGCCCCGACACCGGGTGTGTCCATCACATCGGCGGTGCTGGCCGCCACGGCCACCGCTGCGGGCAGCGCGCCGACACCCACGAGCCGAGTAGCGGCCAGCGCGACCGCCGCCACGGTCACCGCCACAGCGGGGCCGCCAGCGGTGCGGGTCGCCCCGCAGGCCAGCCCAGCGGTCAGTGTGGGCACCGCGCCGGGGGTCGTCGGATCTACCGCCGCTCTGACTTTCGCCCAGACCGCCACCGCCACCGGCAGTGCCCCGACACCAACCCCGTCCGTGGCGGCCAACGCGGGGCTCGCCGCCGTGGCCGGGACGGCGTCGCAACCGTCGGGCCGGGTGGTGACGGGGGCACCAACAGCTGTTGCGGTGGGCAGCGCCCCGGCGCCGTTCCCGTCGGTGACCTTCGTCTGGCCGCCCAGTGCGGGTGCTTTGGGGGTCACCGAGCTGGCCGCTGGGGTGCTCGTGCTGGCGACGATTGCCGCCGCTACCGTGGAAGTCGCGGTCACCGCAGACAGTGAAGATGATCTAGTTGGGGTGGCTAGTGCGAATACCGCAGTCATTGGGGTGGCTACCGGCACGCTGGGAATCGAGTAGGGGGGACGTGGCCAAACACAGTCTGCTGGAGCCCGAGCAGCCCCGTAAGCGGGACAGACTGGTGTGCACCTACCTGGGGGAACCGAGCAGCGCCGAGTCGGCCGTGCGGGAGTGCCGCGTACAGAGCCCCCCGTGCGGGGCACAAGTGCAGGTGCCGCTGCTGATGGTGCCGTTCATCGAGTCCGGGGAGCTAGTCGCGTCGTGCCGGCGCTGCAACGCCGGCCGGCCGCTGAAGATGCACCCGCACGAAATGGCCCACCTGGAGAAGCGGGGACTCCTAGAGGCCGCGCAGAATCGCCTCGCGGAGATCAATGAGGAGTTGGGTTGCTCGCCGGACCCTGACCCGCTTACGGCTCAGTGACCGTGCGGGCGTGCAGCCGGATCTCCGGCGCGCGGGCAGCGAACCAGTCGGCGTGACAGCGCATCATGTGCTCCCGCACCGCCAGCCACGAGTAGAGCAGCCGGGGCGTCGGCGAGTTGACTTCCATGATCGCCACAGGCGGAGGGAAGCCCGCTTCGAGCTTCCAGCGGTGCAGCGTGGTCACGGGCACGGTGGACACCCGAGACATCCCGTGCAGCGACACAGCCTGGATCTTCAGTGCCCCGGCCCGGTCGACCGTGGGCAGGTTCGCGAACTCCTCGCGCACGTTGTGCCGCGCGGCGACCTGGTTGTGGTAGTCGGCGACCTGATCGGGGTGCCACAGGGGGACGCCTTCGAGGTCCCAGCGGGGACGGGCGATCTGGCGCATCCGGGAACGCTCACCGGTATAGGCCGTGGACAGCATGGCGGTGAGGATGTGGGCGGCCGACACCCCGATCTGGGCGGCCACCTCACCGATGGGTAGTGCGTCGAGAGGGTAGGTGCTCACCTGCTCGGCTTCGGCGCGCCAGCGTGGCCGCGTGGGCTTTGGGTTGGTCACGGCAACGGTCACCTGTCCCCCTCGTTCCTCTGTCGCTCGGACTCCATGGAAGCGGAGCACCAGGCGAGTCCGGTGTGCCACGCACTGTCGGGACCGACCATGCCGGCGACGACAAGCTGGTCGGCGTGACCAACGACTACGACGGAGACAGCGCCGGGGCGGGCGAACAGTGACATGCGTGCGCCCTTGCCGCCTTCGGGGTCCTGCTCTAGGCGGTAGCGGGCGGACTGGGCGAGCTGGGCATCGTAGGCGGGCACGATCAGTGCGTCGGGGTTGGCTGCGGCGAGTACGGCGTCTACCAGCTTCGCCAGGTCGACGATGGGCTGGTCGTCGTTGACTCCCTCGACGACGGGCGAGGATGCGAGCACTTCACGCGCCGCCCGGATGGCGGCAGGTCGATCTAGCATGCGGACTCCCTTCGGTAGATCGGAACACCGTTAACTCTACCAGGTGGGAGCGGATGATCTGGAGTGAGTCCAGGTCCCCAGGGGTCCGTCCCTACCACATGCGGCAGGTTCACCCCTGGGGGGCCGACCTGGGGAGCTACCCCGGCCGGCGGCAGCCGACTCGTACAGCCGGTGCCCCACTTCGCTCGGTTGGAATGAATCCAACCCTACCACGGTCAGCCGGGGATGGCGCCACCAGACGCGAGGGCCATCCGCCGCGACGTCCGCGCAAGCTCCGTGCGCTTCATCTCCTTACGCCACGCCGGGTAGGTCTCCCCGAACTTCTGCGTCACTCGACCGTCGGTCATCTGAACGATGTAGCCGCCCCGCGTCATCTGGAAAGGCTTCGTACACCGCTTCATGTAGTCGAAGCCGCCACGCGCCTGCGGGTCGAACCAGTTCTCCGTGACAAAGTTGCTCACCATCACCTGGGTGGTGTCGACCTGCACCGCATAAGAGTCCGACTCCACCGGGTCGCCCACCTCGATGGCGATCGAATGCCGGCCGTCGACATCAGCCCAACGGTTGCACGACGGGTCGACGAACGTCTCCAGCACCTCGTGGCTGAGCACTGAGGCGATCGACAGCTTCGCGGTCAGCGCGTTGCCGCCGTTGTCCAGTACCGGGCGCGCGAACACCCGCCCATAGATCACTCCCCCGTCTTCGGTGTGCCAGCCCAGCGCCCCGGCCTGATCGGAGTCGTCGAGGACACCGATGACCCACGAGCCGGGAGGTGCGTGTGCCTCATCGACCGCGTACACCACGGTCATTGGCACCAGTCGCCACGCCGGGGAGGCGTGATCGCGCAGCTGCGTCCAGCACGCCCTGGTCATGAGCTGGACGTCGGCGTTGCTCACCAGCGTCGACTTATTAACTACGGTGATCAATTATCACTCCTAGTAGGTTGCGGACAGATCGCGGTCACACTATGCGATCACCCGCACGGGCGACGGGCCCTTCATCGCCAGCTGCGGCATCAATCCCACAGCTGCCCACACCGCCGCATCCAGCTCGTTGGGAGACTCCGGATCACCGGGCACCCACGAGGTGAAACCGTCCTCGATACCGGGGATGCCGCCAACGATGTGGGCTCGGCACTGCTCGAACACTCCTGCGACCGGCTCGGCGCGGGTGCGCTTGCCCAGGCTCGCGTGCACCTTCACCACACGCGGCGTGCGGGTCTCCATCTCTTTGGCCACCATCCGCAGCATGGTGGTGCACAGGTCCCCGCCCTGGTTGGTCTCCACGATCATCGCGTCGGCGTCCCAGTCCTCAGCGACCTGGAGGGCCTTCAGCGCCCACGAGCGCGGCGTGCCCCGCATCGTGTGATCGGCCAGGAAGTACAGGTGAAGCCCCTCGACTTCGGCCGGTCGGCCCACCCATCCGTTCATCGGTGGCCCGCCGAGCCCGGCGACGACGATGCCGCACGCATCGGAGGTCTCCCCAGCGGTCACGGCAGGGTCGACGCCGATGACGATGCGCCGCAGCAGCGGCACGTGATCGGCGTCCATGACGCGCGTGGCGTCGATCAGTGCCACGGTCACCAGGGCGCCCTCGACCTCGTCGAGGAGTTCCCCGTCGAGTTCCTGGCGCCCCAGGGTGGTGCCCGCGTAGCGCGCCCGGACGGTGTCGAGGAAGACCTGGGAGAGGTTCGCTGCGTTGTCCATCGTCGAGCCACGGAGCAGGGTGACGTTGGGGTCGCCGCGTTTGCCCCGCTCGTTCAGCTCTTTGATGATCTTGTTGCCGCGTTTGGGCGTCGTCGTGATCAGCCGCCGCGACGAACCGATACGAGTGGCGAACTCGATGCCCTCTTCCCACGTCTCTTTCAGATTCCGCCACGAACCCAGCTCGTCAGCCCACACCCCGTTGAGGTTCTTACCGCGAAGCCGGGCCGGGGCGTCATCACTGGCCAGATAGATCAGCGACCCGTTGCGCAGCCGGATCTCATACTTGCTCTTGTCGTAGCTGATCAGGTCATCACCCAGGGCCACCAGCAAGCCCGACGGGCCTTCGACGCAGATCTGCCGGGCGTCGGCGAACGTCGGAGCGACCACCGCCCAGTTGCCCACCTCCGATAGCGCCCACTCGGCGAACGCGTTGGACGCGGCCCACGTCTTACCGGTGCCACGGCCGGCGAGGAACATGATGTAGGCCGTCGTCGACTCCGCCAGCTCCAGCTGCACCTTGCGCGCGGTAGCCCGCCACGGGCGCGGTGGGGGCGGCTCTAAGCACCGCAACGCGATCAGACTGGGGCTGACCTCGTCAACCCACTCCGGGACCTCACTGCCCAGCGCATCCCAGTCGACACCGCGCCCGATCTGCGGCGGGGCCATCAGATCCGAGGTGGTGGGCTGCGCGGGAATGGACCGGATCAGTGCGGTGGCGGCAGCGAAAATGGCAGCATCGGGTTCGTCGGCGCCGACACGGGTGTAGGCGCCCCGTGGTGGGGCCGTCACAAGCGGAGACTAAGCGGAGCGACGCTCCACAAGGTCATGACACGCGTCGAGTAGCACCTGCACAGCGTGCGCGACGTCCTGATCGGTCCAGCGCGCCAGCGATTCCGGGCTGATGTCGAGATTGCTGGCCAGGATCGTTTCATAGAAGTCCACGGCGGCCTGATGAACGGCGAAGCCGGCCCGCGATATGGGAAACAGGGTCGGCATGGCTTTGATGACAGCCTCATCGACCTGAAGTGGCATGGTGACGAACGTTCCTACGGGTGCGTCACCATGGGTCACCTTTGGATCTCCCGTCACCTGGATGCTCGAAATCGTTGCGCCAGCCCGGTTCTTGCAGGTGAGACAGGAGTTGCTCAAGTTCAGCGACGGTGCGTACATACCCGGCGAGCGCCCCCGCATCCTGCCACCGCCGTAACTCTCCGAGTTGAGCAGGGGTCGGTTCGTAGTCGCCGGTCTTGCACTCGACTACCACCATGCGACCCTGCACGCACGCCAGCACATCGGGCGTGCCCCGCTTGCCGGCGCCGGTCATGTGCTTGGCGATGCAGTAGCCCTTGGCCAGCCGGATCTTACTCATCACCGCGTCCTTGACACTGGTCTCCGATGGCGGCCGGGCCTTGCGTGCCCGCGACTTCGTCACCGGGACGCGTTGAGCGTCCAGCTCGGCGACCACAGTGAAACCGCTGAAGTCAGCCACCCGTCCACTCCCGCATGATCATGCCGCTGCGACCGTCGCGGCGAGTCAACGTCTGGTGCCCCGCCTCCGAACAACCCTCCGCGATCCCTTCGAGTACCAGCAGGTCAGGCACGACCACCATGGAGCCCGGCGTGCCCCGCATGCACCCACACGTACAGATGATCACCTGCTCCCGTTCATCGGGCACCGTGCCCAGCAGGGTGACCGCGATGTCAAACTGCAACGCCGCATCCAGCGCGACGTGCTGTGCCCGCGCCAGGCGCGGTGCCGGCAGATCAGCGGCAGGAATGTAGGAGAAACCCTCAATGGTCACCGGACCTCCATCTCACGCGGGCACAGCACGCCGTCAGGGATGTGGCGCTCGGTAGATCCCAGCACGACGCAGGCTTCCTTCGCTCGGGTTAACCCGACGTAGAACTGGCGCACAGTGTGATCACGAGCCCGGCCACCACGCACCCACTCACCCCAGCCGGCACCCGACACCGACGGGCACAGGTACACCACATCGGCCTGACCACCCTTCACCGAGTGGATGGTGCCCACCGTGACCGGCGCGGGATCCATCAACGCCGCCGGACCGTGCGCGCGGGCCACCTCCGCCGGATAGCCCACCTTGTCGGCGTATTTGTTCGCCACCGACTCCAGCAGCCATCCCAGCTCCGGTTCGGTCGCCCGCACCAGCGCGTCCTCACTGGCGAACAGGGCCTCAACCTGGGCGATGCTCAACTCACCGGCCGGCAGCATCTTCATCGCCGTCTTCGCGCCCCGCGCCAGGCCGGCGTCGGTGCGGACCAGCTCAAGCCAGGCGCGCACGTCGTCACCGGTCCACAGCCGTGACCGGTCGCCCAGCGCGCGCTCGTCGAGGACGAGGTAGCGAAACAGCCGCTCGGCCGTGGTCATGCCCTTAGCGGCCCGCAGCGGGTTCCACCTGCTCTCCAGGGGCCGGTAACGATTGGCGAACGGCACCCCGAGCTTGCGCAGGTTCGACACCAGCACTCGCAGCATGTACTCACACGCCGCGATCACCATCACTTGGCGGCCGGCGTGCGCGTCGCGGGCGATCGCTTCAGCGGTGCGCATGGATTCGATGGGGTGCGACACGGAGTAGGTCTGCCCGTCGACGTCACGGGGGCGGTAGGGCTTGTCGCGGCGGTGACTGCACAGTTCAATCCAGGTTTGCGCCACGGTGTGCAGCGACGCGGGGATGCGCCAGGACTGATCGAGCACCCGGTCGGTGATGTCGACACCGAGCTGCGGGCCACCGTCGAGGCCAGTGCCCAGGGACAGGATCGGGTCGGCGTTGCCGCCGCGCCAGCCCATGATGGCCTGATCGTCGTCCAGGGCGAGCACGGTGCGGTCAGCGTGGGCACCCCAGGCGAGCACGAGCGCGGTCTCCAGTGGGGTCATGTCCTGGGCCTCATCGGAGATGATCACCTTGGGACTGCCGGGCGCGCGTTCACCGTCCATGGCGCGAGCCAGCGCGACCTGGATCATGTCGGTGAAGTCGATCGCTCCCGTGTCGCGCTTCCAGCCCTCCCAGTGCTGGGCGAACTCGCGCACCGCCGCCGGCATGTCGGCGACCGGGATCAGCTGGGAGCGGGCCATGTCGTAGGCGGCGATCAGCTCGTCGCCACCATCACCACCGGGACCCATGTCGCCGACGTTGTCGGGACTGCCCCGGCGGCCGTCGGAAGTGATCCGCCAGTCGGCGCGCACGCGGGAGTTCCAATCCTTCAGCACTTTGGCGTCTAGAGCGACGTCCGGGGTGCCGATCGCCCGGTAGGCCGCTGAGTGCAGCGTGCCCACCTGCCGGTCGGGCAGGGGCAGATCCATGCCGGCCAGGGACTTCGCGGCCGTGACGGTGAAGCTGGTAACCAGAACCGACTCCGTGCCGTGCTCGGCGACGGCATCACGGATCATGCCTTTCAGCGTGGTGGACTTCCCCGTGCCGGGCGGCCCGTAGATGCGTTCCACGTTGCCCTGTGCGAGCAGGTGAACGGTGGCTGTGGTCAGTTCGTCAAGCGGTGACGTCATTGAGTACCCCCTAGTGCGGACCGGAACACTACGCAGGGTATCAGATAGGGGGGTATTGGGGCGGTACGATCGGCTCCCGGCCCGGCAGTGTCGCCACCGGCCGTGCCGTCATCGTCATCACATCCGGCAACAGCCCCAGCGTGGCCCACAGCACCGCATCGACGTCATCGAAACCGACCTCGATCCCCTGATTGATCCGCATGCCGGGAATACGGTTGTGCAGCTCGGGCGCAGTGATAACCACTTTGCCCAACCCACCGGGCACCAACGGGTGCACCTGATGGTTCCACTTGCCCATCATGGTCATCTGCCGATTGGAATCGGCCACCACGATCAACCGAGACCACCCCGGCCACCCGTCCACTCGTCGTCCGTTGACCAGCCACTGGATCAACTCAGATGTCTTGCCCCGGTAGCGCGGCCGGGCGATCAACAGCGGCCCGTCGGTCCGCCGGTCAGTGCGGGGCGCCTCCACCGGGGCACCGGCCTCCAGCAGGTCAAGCAGCTCCATGAGCACCGAAGGGCACCCTTGCCCGGCGGCGAGACGTTCCGTGGCCAGCCGGGCCTCCTCGACCATCGCCCTGGGGATCACTGCGCCTCCTCCGGTGTCGCCCGCTGAGTGGTGTCGCCGTCGAGTGCACCCGAAAGGACCGCTTCGTTTTTCTGCTGGGTGGCATACCAGTCGCCCCAGTTCGCCAGCAGGTCATCGAAGATCAGCGTCGGTGCGTCCGGCGATTCAGGTTCATCCACGCCGGGCCGCCATCACCAGCGCCGCGACGAACAGGCACCCGTGATGCAGCGCCTGATCAGCCAGATACATGCCCTGGGGGAACTGGAACTTCACTGTCCCGCGCCGGGCGGAGACCGTCAGGTCAGCGAACCCCGGTGAGCCCGTGGCTTCGAGCACAGCCGCGACCGGCCAGCGACGGTCGATGAACGCGTGGCTCGCAGCCGAGATCACCGTGCCGGCCAGTAGGCCCCAGCGACCGCACCGCAGTCCCGTGGTGGCCAGTACAGCGCCCACCGCGACCGCCTGGGCGCCCTGGTAGGTGGCGATGTGCCCGGCCATCGCCGACCAGTCCTTCATTTTGCGGTTCGCCTGGTGATCGGTCTGCGCGACGTGATCCCCCACATTGTGGGCGGCCCACAAGCTCGGTAAGAGCACCGCGAACGCGAGCGGGTCAACCTTCATCTGGTGCCTCCAATTTCGGCATGAAAACAAGATCACATATCGCGGCGCTGTCGCGGCGAACCAGCACGCCGTACCCGTCAGCGTCGACCTCCAGCACCATCCACCCGGTGTTGCCCAGCAGGCACGGTGCCTTAGCCCGGTAGTCCTCCCGATCGGCGTCATTCATGAACGACATCGTCGTGTGGAAATCCCCGGAGTAGCCGATGGCGGAGAACGCCTTCGGTACCTTCACGCTCATTCCCAGCACCTCTTATCCCGCCCGTGCAGCCCCATGATCCGGGCCACCGCCTGCGCGGGGGACTCCGTGGCGGGGTCGGTGAACGCCCGCATCGCCGTCGACCCGTGGATCGCACACCACGACATCCCGTGCACGACCAGCATGGCGGGCCGCTCGGAGATCTCCAGCGGCGCTGACTCGTGGTAGGCGCAGCCCACGCACACCCAACCGTGCCCACTGGCCGACCACACCGCACCGTTGACCGGGACCTCCGGCGCCGGGCCGGTCACGCCGCCCACCGCTTATTGCCGGCCAGGTTCAGGTCGCACCGGACCTGCCACACTTCTCGGCCAACCCGCTCCTGTTCGTGGATCGGTGCCATCACCAACCGCGCCGCTAACACGGCGTCGCGCGGCACCGGCATCAGCCCGTCGCCTTTGCGGGTCTTCCAGGCCCGCGCGATGCCGCAGATCGCCGAGTGCAGCGCGTTGGAGCGGAACGTGAGGTCTTCGCCCCAGTGTTCCTCCAGCTCCTCCCGGACCCCGCCGTAGAGGTAGCCGCCGCACACCACGACCAGCCACTGCGCTGCCGTGTCGCAATGCGCGCACACGTGGAAGACGTCCCAGCGGTCCGAGTCCGGCCCCAGGCCAGTCGCGTAGTGGTACCGCTCGCCCTTGGCGATGGTCCGGTCGCACTCATAGCACTTGTGCGGCTTGCGGGCGGTGCGCTTGGCCTCCCGGTAGATCTTCCACGGGTCACAGTCCTGGATGCGGCACATCAGCCGGCCCCCGCCCCGCACTGGATCATGGTCATGCAGTGGCCCCGGACGTCCTCACCGCGCACGTTGGACTGGCACGCGTCGTCGCCGTGGATGACCACACCCAGCCGGTGATGCCGCCACCCGATGCCGATGATGGGCTTACCGCAGACATCGCAGTTCAGGGCAGCGACCGTCCGCCAACCCCGCGTGAAAATCACGTCAGCCTTGTCGGTAACCGCACTGGTCAGGTTGACGCCGGACTGCTCAGCGTGGGAGCGGATCGCGAGCACCACCCGAACCATGGCGATCCCCACCGCGCTCCACTCACCCGGCCGCCGAGCGTGCCCCAGTGCCCGGCGCAACGGCTGGGCGAGCTGGGCGATGTAGTAGCCAGGCAACTGGTCTGCGTACAGCGATTCCGGCTTCGCCCCGTCGGTCCACGCCGCAAGCTCCGCATCAAGGTCAAGCTGTGGGAGGTAGTGGTTCAGCAGATAGACGGTGATCAATGCATCGGCGAACTCGTCACGCAGTTCCCGAATCGTCCCGTCCCGTATCGCCTGCTTCAGCTCGTCGCCCTCCTCGACCAGCGACATGAACTGGCGCAACGCCATCTCGCCGGCCGGCGCAGGGAACTCTTGGCCCACACTGCGGGCGATGTTGGCCGCCAGTGCGGTCATGTTCATGGTGGTAGTAGCCATCAGGGCCTCGATCCGAAGGTCACAAGCCCGGTCGCATACCCCAAGGTCAGGGGATGCTTGGGTTCGCCCGACTTCACGGTGCCCAGGCACATCGGCGGCCGGGGACTATGACGCCAGATCCTCGCGGTCACCTCCGGCGCGCGGGTCGCTGCGTAGGGCGTCGCACCCCACCCGCACACCACGAGCGCGGCGCCGCGCACTGCCAGGCTGATGTAGTGATCGTTTTCCGGCCCCACAGCGTCAATGCCGGGGACGAGGAGGGCTTTCGGGCTACGGGAACGCCAGGCGAACAGGTTGACGACAGTGATGCCGCCGCACTTCCATGACATCGCGAAGCCCATGCACTTACGGATCGTGGCGTCATCGGAACGCGCATCAGCAGTGCTCGGATTCAGCATGACCCACACGCAGTAGGGCAGTCGGGGATCCCACACCCGAGTGAGCTGATAGCGGTACTCCCGGCTCTCGCCCCGGATCACGGCGTCTTTGCACACCAAGTGCGGTGGCGGTTGCATAGTCGTTGTAGTCATCGTTTCCATCCCGCCCGTTTCCGGGCTGTCCTTTTGTTCCGTCCGGTTACCTGCTGGGCGTGGGGTGGCACCTTGCCGCACTTATTGGTGACCAGATGGTCACGGGCATACCCGGCGGCATGAAACGGTTCCTGGCAATACGGGCAAGCATTCACAGCACCGACGCCTCCGTCGCTCGCTGACCATCCGGACCGGGCGTCGGTAGGGCGCTGCCCGTCGGGGCGAACGCCGGGCAGTAGGCCCGCACCTTGCACTCCGCGCACACCGCGCCCGGCGTCGGCGTAAACCTCGTATCGACCTCCGCTTGCCGGGCCGTGGCGGCCACCGCCGAGCCCGCCGTGCGGGCAGCGGTGACGTTGATCGGCGCGGACACCGCGACCGCAGCGTTGATCGACGCGATCTCGATGTCGATCCGCTTCGGGGCGTAGGTGCGGCCCGCGCACAACGCACCCAGCGCGAGCTGGCGGTTGCGCTGCAAGTCCCGAGACCGGGGTAGCTCAACGGTGGATTTCCAGTCCCGCACCACCAGCACCTCGGCCCGCTCGTAGAGCACATCGGCCCGGTAGATGATCGGCACCCCGTCGACGGTGATCTCCATGTTGACCTCAGTGCCGATCACGAAGTCACCGGGCTGGGGCCCTAAGTAGTTCAGCGCGCGCATCACCGTGTCGTAAGCCTCGTCGAGATCTAGGGTGTCCTCGACGTTCGCGCGGATCGCCGCTTCGATGATGGCGGAGTCGACAACATCACCGACCCGGCGATGGGTCACCACCGGGGCCAGCCACCGCCGCCGGCAGTCATCCCACTGGGCGTAGCCGACGGCCAGCCCCGCGTGCATCACAATCCCCCGCGCGCTTTCAGCGGTGTCCTCGGGCTCAACATTGGCGACGTTGTGCAGCCACCACGCGCGCGGGCACCCGCTGTAGAGCCGGTGCGCGGACACGCTCCAGGGTCGACGTAGCGTCATCGCAGGATGCACCCCCGGTGCGGGGTGCTGTGATAGCCCCGCGTCGGGTCGCACCGGTCATTGTCGGCACCGAACTCGGCCTGCTCAACCAGGCGGGCCTGCGCCCACCGCAGCGCGGCGGCGTAGTCGGCACCAGCATCGGGAGAACTGAGATCACTCAACGTCGTCCCGGTCACCCGGTGATCAATCCACCAGGTTCGGTCGACCACAGTGACGTCGACCGTCCCGAACGTGGCGCACAGCGCCCCGCCGGCCGTGATCCGCACATCAGTGGGCTGGGTTAAGGCCAGCACCGCGAATCCCGCGTCTTCCAGGGTGGACAGCACGAAAGCGGCTATCTCCTCTGAGGTGGCAGGGACCTCCTCACCGCGCATGAACCTGCGCATGCGGATCGAGAACGCGTTCGCCAAGACTTCCGCTGGGGTCGGACTCACGCTCTCACTCCGGCTTCCTGATCGACGTCTGACCATTCGTGGGTGTCGTAGCCGTCGAGGTCGTCGATGCGAACACCACGGTGCGGCAGCGGGTGTTCAGCGTCGAGTAAGCAGCAGTAGCGGCGCTTACGGATCACCACATCCTCGTAATGGGTGAATGGTGATCGCTCAGTGAGGCACTGCGGAATCTCGTGGTTGGCTCGGAAACCGTCGCGACCTTCCTTTGGCCAGGACAGCTGGCAGTTGCCACAGTCGAAGTAGCCATCTTCGTAGTTGGTCTCCTCCCCGCACAGGGCACACGGGGGGCAGGAGAACTCCAGGTCAGGTATGGCTGGTGTCGACATCGAGGCCCTCCTTAGCGTTGAAAGTGATCGCGAACAGGCCCATGCCGGGTAGCTGTTGCTGACCGGGCAGGGGTGTCACCACGGGCATGCCGCCGCGACGGCGCAGCTCCACGATCAGGTTCTCGATCACGATCACCTCGTCGAGGTCACTCATGCACTGCGCCCGCTCCAGGTACTCCACGAGGTCGCGCATCACCGCCCCGCGCGCCTTGCGTAGCCGCTCGCGTTTACTCGCCATCAAGAGCACCCAGGGCTTTCAGTAGTGGTTCGGTCGCCGTCTGCACCGACGGGGGGACACCCTTGAACAGGGGCACGATGTAGTCGGCGTGGAGCTTGAACCGTTCCTGGCGGGTCGGGTTGATGGGGTACTGGAAGGCCCACGTGCGGGCGCCCACGTTGACCAGCAGGATCCGGTCGGTGTCGGCCATGCCACCGCAGATGGGCAGGACCCGCACCCGGTAGGCGGCACCGTTGCCGGGGCACCAGTCGCGCCATTCCGACCGCGCCCGATCCAGGGTGAACTCTGGGCTGCGGGAGATCAGGTCCGCGACGTGGGCTTGATGCTGGCGCTGCGCTCTGGCCGATCCGCCCCGCGACGGGGGCAGTAGCACCTCAGTGCCTCTCCAGCCGCACTGGCACGCGGGTGTCGTCGCGAACGCGTGACTGCCGGTCTTGCCGGTCTTGCCCAGATCGCGCCGGTCGGGGCGCTCGGCGTGACCGGGCAGGACGTCGCGTCGCTTCATCGGAGCACCACAGGCTTGCCGAGATCGCGGTGACCCACCACGGCTAGCCGTTGGGTCGAGGTCAGCCGGTAGGCGAGGTGATCGGCGAGAACCACGGAGCGATGCCGCCCCCCCGCGCAGCCGATGGCGACCCTCAGCGCCACTCCGCGATCCAGGGCGATCGGGTAGATGGCGTCGATCGCGATGAGTAGGCCGTTGATCAAACCAAGAGCGCCGGGAGTCTCCAGTACCCGCTGGATGACCTGCACATTTTGACCGTTGAGTTCCCGGAATGCCGGATCGATGTGGGGGTCCCGCAGGTGGCGCCGGACATCGACGGTGAGGTCGTAGTCTCCTGGCAGCTCACCGTGTAGGTAGCCGAACGATCTAATAACGATGGGGTTGGACAAAGGAACCTCCTGGACGTCGACCGGAACGAGGTTCAGCCTACCATACAGGCTAGACCTTGCCCCGGCGGGAATAGGCCCCCCGCGACCGCGTCGGCGACTGGTTCGGAATCACCGGCTCCGCGCCCCCGTCATCGAGCGCGGCCATCGCCGCCGGGATGCAGCGCGGATGCACCCCACCGTGCGTCGGGTGACGCCACACCGTCATCCGACTACACGCGATGCAGCGGTGCAGCGGCCCATCATCAACCAGCACCGCCAGCCACAACAGCGTCTCGATCGGCCCGACAACATCAACAACCCCGGTGTCGGAGCCGATCCACTCACTCACCGCCGATCACCCGAATGTCATTGCGCTTGTCGTCACTGTCGCGCTGCGCCGCCCGCATCCCCACCTGCGCCCACAACTCCGCATCCACCAGATCCTCCGGAACCCGAACCCACTGCTCCGCGTCATGCACCACCCGATTGCCCTCCTCGATGCCCATCCCCGCACGCACCTTGCAACGCAACTCCCCCAACGTGTCGCCCATGTGCGCCGCATCCGGCGGAGTGTGCCCCAAGCGCTGCATCGCCCCCCGGATGTTCACCAGCGGGATCCACACCCCATCGTCGTCAGTCACCCACGGATCACGCGTCGTGCACGCCGTGGCGAACAGTCCCGTGCCCGTCGAGTGCCGCAACAGCCCCACCACCGCCAAGCGCATCGCCTCAGCCGGGGTACCGGCCGGCATGTCCCGGCACAGCTCGTACATCAACTTCAGGCCCTGCTCATCAGAACGCCACTCCCGCATCACGTCGACGAACAGGTTCAGGTCGTGCTGCAAGATTCCCGACACCCGCGCACGGGCATCCCAGTCGCCTTTGGCGTGCCAACGCGTCGCCCCCACCGAACCCGGCCGCCACGTGCCCCCCTTGACCACGGAGTCGACACTGCGGCGCAGCCACACCCGGACCTCGTTGTTGCCAGTGAGCTTGCGTTCCCCCACCGTCCACACCGTCACCCCCGGCGGCAACCCCAGCGCCGTGGACAGCTGCGCGCACTGCAACTCCTCTGTGGAGTTGCGCGGCCCGCGTGGCAGCGAGTCGTCAATGCCCTGACGGGGCGCGACCGGCGCGTCGGCGTGCTCAGCGAGCAGATCGGGCTCCACCGGGGGCACCGCCCGCAGTAGGGGCGGCTCCGGGGCGTCGCCTTCATTGTCCGGCCCGGATCCAACGCTGACGTCACTTTCGTTGGAATCGGGCCCCGGCGCTCCAACCTGGGTTGGGGCCGGCGGCTCACCCTCCAACGTAACGGCGTTTTCGTTATAGGCCAGCCCGTCATCTACAACTTCTGATGCAGATGCCTCTACAGCATCTGGACTAGCTCCCAGATTGGGATCAGTTTGGGGCTGGCTTGGAGCCGGGTTGTCGTCATCCCCCTGAGCGGCCACCTCCGCCGTGACCGCCTGGATCGCCGCCAGGTGCCCCTCCGTCGTCGACTCCCGAGCCCGCATCGACGCCAGCACCCGGCCGATCGTGCGGCCGATGTAGTAGGCGCCCCGCCGGGCCGGATCAACCTTCTCCACCCGGTGATCTATGCGCAGCCGTCGGCACATCAGCGCTTCAGCGACACAGTCCAGGCCGATGTTCTCCCGCAGCAGTGCCGTCACCAGCGCCGCGTCAATACTGGAATGATCATTGTCGTACTGGGCGTCGGCCGCCCCGGACCAGATCGCCGCCAGCTCCGGCGCCCACCCCGAATCGAGAATCGCTCCGAGCCAGTCCGGCACGTAAGCCGGTGCCAGCAGGCGCACGCCCGCCCACAAGCCCGGCAGATCCACCCCCGCGATGGTCTGGCCACCGTTACCGGCGTCCCCACCGCGCAGGGGTCCGAGCAGCTTCTCCGGCGCGAGCACCGCCCGGATGTCGTCGAGGTCATAGCGACGCGACGCGTCGACATCGAGCAACACCACCGGACGGTGATCACCAGCGACCTTGCGGTTATAGGAGCCGGGGCAGCGCACCAAACGGTTCGTGTCCGTCGTCGGATCCACATGCCAGCCACCCAGGCGTTTCGCCCGAATCTGGAGGCTCTTGACGAACGACCACGCCAACTCCTCACCAGCCGCCCGGTCAGCGGCGATCCGGGACGGGTCGATGATCGGCACACCGTCGTCGTCGAAGTCCACGCAGCCGTAGATCAGTGGCTCGGCCAGACGCCAGTGCGCCTGCACCCCGTGACCGGTGTTGACCAACGCGGTAGGCATCAGGCCAGTGCAGCGGGCGACCGCGACAGCGGTCTCTAAGTCGGGAACCAGGGGCATGCGGGAACCGTGCGCCACCCCAGCAATATCAATGTCGGACCACAACCAGGCCAGGCCGTCCACATCGGCCATGGCCAGGCGCTTATAAGCCTTGCCGGTCTGCGGGTCGATCGCGCGGGCGCCACGAGTGAGGCCCACCCCGACGTAGACCCCCACCGTGGTACTTGCTGCGGCGTGGGTGGTGATCGCAGACGCAAGGCTGTCCGCCGTAGCAGGCAGCCAATGCGTCTGCGGTCCCAGCGCCTCGGATGAGAACGTTGAGAGCGTCAACCTCAACCCGTCCAGCATCCCGCCGTGATCGCCGAGCAGCGCGCCTGCGAAGGTTCGCGCCTGCTCGGCGTCGCTCACGTCCCTGCGCCCTCACCGTGATCGGCGAAGTCGCCACCCAAACCGCCGTCACCCGACGGCGCCGGGGCGTCACCCGCTGCCGCAGCGGCCAACACCTCCGGAGTGAGCAGCGCACCGAACGCATCGGAGTAGGCCTTCGCGGCGTGCGCCGGGGAACCCTCCTCCGGTCCGCCCGCCTTCGTTGCCCGAACACCGGGCAGCGCACCAGCGAGCTTGACCACGATCTCGCCGTACTTATTACCGTTCTTCACGCGCTCCACCAGGGAGAACGCCAGCTTGAAACCGGAGTAGTGCGCGCGGGTCTTCACCGTCAGTTCGATCATCGCCTTGCGCACCGCCGCCAGCGACGTCGGCGGCACCTGGATCAGCATCGGCAGCATCGACTCCGCCTCCAGGACGAACAGCAGCTTCTGCTGCTTGCACGCCTTGCCCTTCGCGCCTTCCTTCGGTGAGCTGCCCCACTGGTCCTGCGGGCAACCAGCGCACAACCGCTTCGGCTCGGCACCGAGCACCGACACTGGGAGGTTTTCGTGCGAAAGGTCACCCAGGTCCCCGTAGAGGCCCATCGGGTCCGGCGTCTTACCGTCGGTCGACCAGCACGACGGGGGCTCGCTGGACAGCTCCACACCGGGCCAGTACACCCGTGAGTCCGCCCAGTGAATCGGGATCGCCTCGATCACCGGCACCCGAGTTGCGGCCCCCAGCGCACTGGGAATCTTCCACTCAGTGTCGCCGCCCGTGGGCACTCCCACCCGCACCAGGTCGGACAGATCCAGCTTGCCGCCCACGTTGGCGCCGAAGGCTTCCAGCATCCCGTCAATGCCCTCGATCAACGCCGGGTAGTCCGCGACGTCGACCTGCTCAAGCGTCGCCAGCAACCCCGTGGGCTGCCGCTTCGCAACCGTTCCACCTGCCATGTTCCACCACTCCTCCTGCTAGAAGACCCCAGCGAACCCACTGCCCACCGGGGGGTAACACCACCCTCCAAGCCGGGCGCGGGGAGCGTTCAGCTTGCCCCGCGCCCGGAGGTTTCAGCGGCCCGACGCGCCGTCAGGGGCACCGTCGAGCACGGAACTCACAGCACCGGACATCCGGGCCCGTGCCCGGCTCGGCCGCGAGTTGGTGAAGCCGACCTTCCACACCTCGGAAGGTTCGATCAGCTTCGCGACGTTCGGCGGAATCGGCTTGCCTTCTGCTTCGAGGTCCCGCAGCCACGCGGAGAGCGTGTTCGAGTTGTAGCCCTCCGGAGTGACCATGTGGGCCAGTCCGTCGGCGCGCAGCGCGGCGGCCACCTCAGCGGCCGTGGTCTCCTCAGCGCGCTTACGCGCCCAGATCATCGAGCCCAGCGCGCCCTTGACGCCGTCGAGCTTGATCTCGTCGGTGCCAGCGGCAACGTACTGCTCAGTGAGCAGCGCCTGCCCCTCGTCGATCAGTACGGCGAGTTCCTTGATGCGGCGGGAGTGTTCCTTACGTTCGACCTCCCAGGCACGCACCTGGCGAAATAGCTGCGGGTCGACGCTGATGTTTGCCGGGGCCGGCGGGGTCGGATCGGGGTCGCCGACGGCCAGGGCTGGGGCTTCACTTTGGGTAGCGGAAGTAGACATCTAGATCTCCTCACTCAGTGGACCGGAACAAATGAAACCTTACCATACTGATCAGCTGTTGTGACGCAGGGTGCATCCGTGTTTGCGAAGCAGAGCTACCGAGTTCAGCACCCCCCGAGCGTTACTGGGGGTGGACGGAATGTAGACCTTCGCCCCGTCAGGGGCGTGGACACGCAGGTGACGCGACGTCTGCTCGTAGTGCACCCCCTCCTCGCGCAACATCCGCAGCAGGCCGTCATGGTCCTGGGGCCCGGTCTGGTGTGCCGGGCGACGCTTACGCCGCGTGGGGCCCTGGGTGCGCCCGTCGTACTGCGCCGGCACCGTGCCCTGCTCATAACGCCACGTGGCCAGAATCGAGCCGTCCGAGCTGACCAGCACCACCTGACCCGCCGCCCAGCGGCGCTCCCGGTCGAGGTGATCGGAGTCCGGAGTGACCATCTCTGGGTCGTAGTAGGCCCGTGTGATCGCCGCGACGCGCACCTTGCGGCTAGCCGCAGCGCGGATCCGGTCAGTGCAGGGAGGTAGGCAGATCTCGCCCCAGTCGATGTCTTCGGCTTCGCCCCGAGCCCAGGCTTGCAGTCCGGCTAGGTCGTCGTCGGTAATAGGGTCCATCGCGGTCTCTCCCTCGGTACGTTGGGTGCCGGAACAGGACCCAACTTACCACACTATGTAGTCGCGGGCACCCTCGGTAACAACGGCCAGCACCCCACGGCTTGCGCCGCCACCCGATCCGCCGCCTCCGGCAGCTGCTCAATCCACGCCTTGCACTCCACCTCAGTCATGTCGCCCCGCGCGACCTTCTCCCGCGCCTTCTCCCGCGCCTTCGGAGTGCGCCAGTACTCGGCCAGCCCCAGCTGGCCCTCCTCATGCCACCGGACCTGCGCCTCATGCAGCGCGGCACCATCCCCGCCCGCGATCAACGCCCGCGCCGCCTTCGTCGCCTTGTTCGGCGGCCACTTCCCGCGCGGCCACGTGTTGTTACAACACCGCGCGGTGATCTTGTGCGCCAGCCGGCCAGCCGCCAGGCAGTCCGCCATCGCATCGTGCGCGTCATCGCCCAACGGGATGCCGTAGTGGCGGCACTGACTCGACAGCGTCCGCTCCCCGGGGCGGTACATATCGCACGCCTTGTCCAGCAACAGCGTGTCAATCACCGGACCCCGTACCCGCAGCTCCACACCCATCGCGCGGCCCAACTCGCGATCGGTCAGCGTGAGGTCATAGCCGACGTTGTGCCCGATGATCGGCACATCGGGCGCCCACACGGCCAAAACGTGAAGCAGCTCGTGCATCACATGCTCAATAGGCTCACCCTCGCGCTGCGCCCGCTCCGTGGTGATCTTGTGCACCGCCACCGCGTCGGCCGGAATCTCGCGGCGCGGCTGAACCAGCCACTTCAGCGCACGCGGGTCGCGGCCAGGCACCAGATGAACCACCGCAGCCTGGATCATGAACGCCTCATCGGGATCCGGTGAGTCCGACTCGATGTCGAACAGCAACCGCTCACCCGCGTTCCAATGCGTCACCGCCGCCGCCCCCCGTTGCTCGCCACCGGCTTGCACGACGCCAGGTGAGCCCGGTAGAGCCCGCCCCGCGTCTTGCGCACGATCTCACGATCGACGCGGGGCACCGTGCGCACCCGCAGCACCTGAGAACGCCACGCCACTTCGAGCATCCCGTCAGGGTGCGGCTCCGGTTCCACCGCCATCGGCACGCCATTGTCGGTCGTCGCCACCATCACCAGCGCCCGACACACCCCGCACGGGGTGACCCTGCCCAACGCTTCCACGGACGAACCTCCACATTGCGAGCCGGAACGAACCTCAGTCTACCGGGAGGGTCCGACCGTCTACAGGCTGCTCGCCCGTGGATGAATCCGGGCGACCGTCTCCGGATCATCTACCCGATGTTTCGGCGCATCCGGATCGCCCTCCCTGCCCTGCCACTGCCGGAAACGGTCAGCCAGCCGGCGAACATCATCGCAGTAATCCGGATCCATCCCCCACGTCAAAGCTGCTTCCGCGTACGCATCCAGCGCGGCCGACGCGGCCGGATCCGAAGCACCAATCACGAAGTAGGGCCAGTCGGGCACCGTCCCGTCGCGGCGCTGCACCAAATACTTATCCCACAGTCTCGCCATGTCAGAATCCTTCCAGCCCACCTAGGGCCAGCGCATACTGCTCCGCCTCACGCTCGGCATCCGGGACCGGACGCGGCGCGTCGACATCAGAACCCTTACGCAACCACGCCGGCAGGTTCGGCAACTCACCACGCACCGAGCCCGGCGGGACCTCCATCTTCGGCAGCTCACTACTCGCCCGCTCCGCCACGTGATTTAAGTAAGCGCGCTCTACCGACTCGATGATGTTCTCTTTGCGAGCCAGCGCCGTGTAGACATCAGCGTCGACGGTGTTCTCGGCGATCAGGTAGAAGTTGGCCACCGACCGGGTCTGCCCCGGTCGATCCAGTCGCTTTTGGGCTTGTTGAAAAAGCCAGAGTTCTCCACCCACCGAATACCACACGCAAATCCGCGACCGGGTCAGATCGATACCCACCCCGCCGGCTGCGATCTGCACACCCAGCAGGTCACACTCCGGGTGCATCTTCGCGTCAGCGTCCAACCCGTCCTTACGCGGACCCGAGATCTCCCGATACCGCAACCCCAGCTTCTTGCCCAGGCGCTCAACAGCGGCCAGGTGCGGGGAGTATTTACAGAACACCACCACCGGCTCCGGCCGCGAACGGCCATCATGGCCACCCTTGCGGCACCCCACCTCATCAAGCAGCACACCCAGCGCGTCGACCTTCGCCGTGGACACCACCGTGACCCGGCCATCGTCGTCAGTGACCGCACCACCCGTGATCTGCGCCCACCGCAGTCGCTCCACCCCAGCGTTGGCCGGCGTCACCGTGCGCACATCACCGTCCGGGGTGGCCTCCCCGCCGGCCGCCACCGCCGCAGCGGTGATCTCCGCGACCCCGGTGTCGCGGATCGCGTCGTAAGCCATCCGAGCCTTGGGCTCCAACTCGAACGCACGGATGGTGTGCGTCACCGGGGGCAGCTCCAGATCCACCTCCGGCACATAGGCGATCGAATGGAACCGCTGGGAGAACTCCAGGCGTTTGGTCTTGCGCACATCCACCGGGAACTCCCGCAGCCCGTCAGCGGTCTTGCGGGTGACAATGAACTCGGTAGCGAACTCGGTGTAGTTCGTCCCGAAAATCGACGGGTCCAACGCCCGGTAAGTGCCGTAGATGTCCGCTGGGGTCTGGGGCATCAGCGTCCCCGACAGTCCCCAGCGACGCTCAATCTGATTGACCCATGACGCGGCCGTGCGCGACATCGCCCCACCCGCCGATTTCAGCCGGTGTGCTTCGTCGTAAACGACCAGCTGCACGCCCATCGACGCCAGGTCGGCGCTCGCCAAGGGATCGGCCACCAGGGCCTCATAGCCCACGATGCACGCGTGCGGGCGCCCACAGCTGCACGCATACAGCTCGCGCATCGCAGCGAAGCGTTCCTCCAAGGTCAGCTTCTTAATCGTCTTACGCCGCGTGTAGCGCGTCCCGTTATCGACGTGCCACTCCCGGTTCGAGTGCAACCGCAGCTCACGCGGGAACACCCCGAACGTCGCCGTCGGCACCACCATCAGCGCCTTTTTGATGTTGAGCAGGTTCATTCCGCCCACCACCATCAGCGACTTACCGGTGCCCATGCCAGCGCCGATCGCCGCGCACGTGCAGTCACCCAGGTAGTTGATGCCCCGCTTCTGGTGCGCCCACGGATCGGTCGCCAAGATCTCGTGCCAAGCCAGCTCCGGCAGTGGCGCCGACTCGTCAGCGGCCAGCGAGCGCCGCGCTTCCCGCGAGTGCGCCTCAGTGGCCAGCGCCATCACGCGCGGCGACACCATCGCACCCGACTCCGACAAGATCGTCAACAGTGCGGCGGCCGTCCCCGGCGACACCGGCATCGCCCACCCCGGCGGCCTACCCCCCGCCCAGTACGCGCCCGGTAGATCCTTGATCGCCTCATGCCACGGGAACACGTTCGCCGCCACCAAACGGCCCCGGCCGTCGATGCCGACCTGCGGCCTGACGGTCTGCGGCTTGACGGTCACGCGCGGAACCACCGTTGCAACCGCACCGACCACACCAGCTCACCATTGGCGGCAGCCTTCGCCAAACGGTTCAGATCCTCCGTCATCCCGTGCGCCCCCTCCGTGAACCACCCGTACTCCCGGCACTCCAACACCCCAGGCCACAACCCAGTCCACGTCGTCGGCGGATGCGCGCCCGCCGGCAGCGCACACTGCACCTCCTGCCAGCCCGTCACCGAACATCGCGCCACATCACAAAGCCCCCGGTGCTCCTCACCCGGACGCGCACTGCAATCCGGGCAGCACAAGACCTTCGGCGCCGCAGCGATCACCGCGAACACCCCAGGTTCAGTGACTCGGCCAGCGCGAGACCATCCTCGCGGCAGATGACCGCAGCGCACGGCCACGCCGTCGTGCAGCCGTCGCTCCAGCACGCCTCACAGATCCACGCGGGCGGCACACCCAGGCTGTCGAAGTGCGGGCGGTGATACTGCCCCGGCAGGCCCGTCCGCTCGTCGTCGGACAGTTCCGCCATCCACATTTGGGCATAAACGCTGCCCGGCGGAGGCACTGGGAACGGCAACGGCGTGCTCACGTCAGCCTCAACGAACCCTTGGACACGATGCTCACCTGATCCTGCGCGCGGGTCACCGCCGTGTAGAGCCACGACCTCGCCACCGCGTAGGACGCCTCCAGGGCCTCCTGCGCGCTCGCACCGTCGCGCATCGCGTCCTTATACCGGCCCGACCCGAACACGTCAGCCTCATCAACGACCAACACGCGCGGCCACTCCGAACCCTGCGACTTATGGCACGTGATCGCCTGGGCGAACGTCGCCGCCGCGATCGGCCCCCGGCCGTTCTTCACCGCGACCTGCTCGCCCTCAAGGTTGGTGAACCCGCCCTGATGTGCGATCAGCTCCCGCTCGAAGTCACCATCGAGCACCCGCATCACATACTTGCGACCCTCAGCCCGGCACTCCAGCACCGTGAACTGCTGGCCGTTGAAAACGTTCGCCTCCCGCGAGTTGGCCAGCGTGATGACCCGATCCCCCGCCACAGGCGCCGGGCCCCGCCTAAGGTGCATGCGGATCGCCCGAATGAGCTGCCACCGGATCCGGTTGGTGCCCACCACCACCTGATCGTAATCAGCCATCGCCGCGACACTCAGCGGCCCGCAGCGACCCGAGTAGTCACCCACCAGACCCCGCACACCCAGCAGTCGATCCCCCACCGGGGCGTTGCGCACCGCCGTGGCGATCTTCGTGGTGGGCTGCTCGGCGGCCGTGCGGTGCACCTCGGTGAGCAGGTAGTCCGGCTCCCCTGATGTGAAATACCCGGCCCCCGACACGGGCGGCAGCTGTGCCGGGTCACCCAACACGATGATCCGGGCACCGAAGCTCAGTAGGTCACTGGCCATCTCGGCGTTGACCATCGACGCCTCATCCAGAATCAACAGCTGCGACCCCGCCAGGTCCGACTCGTGGTTCAGCACCCACCCAGGCTTACCCAGGTTGATCTCCTCATCGCGGATCTCGCGCACCAACCGCGCCCGCTCACCGGGGTTGGTCTCCTCGGCCAGCTCCGCACGCAGGCGCTGCAACTCCTCCAGGGCCTTGTCATACGGCTTGTAGATCAGGGAGTGGATCGTTGTCGCCGGGCACCCCTTCTGGCGCAGCACGTGCGCGGCCTTACCGGTGAACGCGGCGAACGACGCATCGCCAACACCCAGGTCGGCCACGATGGCCTTTGCCGAGCTGGTCTTGCCCGTGCCGGCGAAGCCGAACAGCTTGAACACCTGCGTCGCGTATTCGTCATCCCACCATCGCTGCACCGCCTCCAGCGCCTCGCGCTGTTGCGGGCCGTACTCGAAACCCGACACCGTCGGCGCCTCGGTTGTCACCTCGAAAGCCACCATCACCCCACCACCTCCCATAGGTCACTCACCACAGCACCGCCCGCATGATCAGCGCTGTCACCGCGAACACCACCACGATCTGCCACCAGCCCTCACTCACCCCTCGTCGTCGTCACCGTCGGCGGTCCACTGCTCGTAGATACCCGCGTCGACCGGCCATATGGTGATCTTGTGATTGTGGGAGGTGATCACACACGCCACCTCGCGCGGCTCAAGCGGGACACCATCGAACTGACCCGGCACCCCCTCGGTGACCTTCACTCCGAAGTTCAGGGCACCGCACCCACCGATCCAGTACCGCGACCGCAGCTCACGCACCACCATCGGC